AAGCAAATCTGGAGAAATCATGCTGGTATCCAGCGAGAAGAAGGCCAAGGACTTTTCTTCGCGTGCCAAGGGGGCATTAAATCAGATTGGAAATCAGTTATGCGACGATATAGGTGCTGTTGGATATGAGTATATAAATTAACCTAAAATTTAGGGAGGTACAGAATGTACAGATTTATAAGCGAAATATCAGACAATGATGACATTTCATATTGCCCGCGTTGCGGAGACGAGACGGCAACTTATCATGCGGATGGCACAGTCACATGTGATAACTGTGGATTCCATTTCGGGGTGGTTGAATGCGAAGATGATGAAGATAACTGAAATATAAAAACGAGCAGGGAGTCTACCGACCAAAGCTTTCTCCCTGCTCTTCAGCCTAAAGACAGTCTACCATAGATTCTGGCTTTAGGCAAGCTGAAAGGAGAAGAAATCTATGATAGATATGGGGAATAGAGTAGAGAGTGAAGACATCCGAGAAATGGTAATCAATGATATTCTGCGGGCCATGTCACATGACATGGATGTAATGCACTTGCATATGCTGGAAGGAGCAATCAGGGGAGCTCTTCATGGCCTGGATCTGGTGAAAACATGCACAGAATTATCAACTGATATGGATAATACGGAATATATGCTCAGCTGCTTTGCGGTCAATAAGAAGTTGGAAGGATGTACAGATACGACGCTGGAGCAGTATGTCCGGACCGCACGGCGTTTTCTGGATCAGTCAGGAAAACGCTATCAGGACGTGACGAAAGATGATGTGAAGTATTATCTGGCTTTGCGTTCCCAGCAGGTACGGCCGAATACGCTGCATAGCGAAAAGAGAAACCTGTCATCTCTTTTTACGTGGCTACATGATGAAGGCTTTATTCAAAAAAATCCGGTAAAGCCCATCAAGGGAATCCGCGGAGAGGATGTGGAGTGCGTATATTTCACAGTGGACGAAGAAATCGCAATTCGAGATGTGCAGTGCAACATTCGTGACAAAGCCCTAATTGCCTTTCTGCTTTCAACAGGTGTTCGTGTCGGAGAGGCGGCAGCTATGGATCGTTCCTGTGTGGACCTGATCCGCGGCGAAGTAACCTTCCGGGGAGAAAAGAGCCGCATCGGAAAATACCGGACAGTATATCTGGACACCAGAGCACGCAAGTACCTGTCAGAATATCTGGATACCAGGAAAGATAATAATCCGGCGCTGTTTGCGTCAGTCAGAACATATAACGGACAGCCGCGACGTCTGGGAAATGCCGCGATTGAAAAGATTACCCATGCGGTTGTAGAGGCAGCAGGAATCACAGACAGGCGAAAAGGGACAGTCCATGTATTTCGCCGGACATTTGCGACGCGGCTTGCTTCGCATGGTTGTCCGATTGAGGTGATCCAAGAATTGATGGGGCATGCAGACCCAGGAACAACATTGAAGCATTATGTCGCTAAAAGCCGGGAGCGGATGCAGAGGACTTGGGAAATGCACACACTGGTCGCATGAATGTGTTGCGACGTCGCAATAGAAAACGGAGGTAGCAGGATTAGAAAGGAGATGGCAGTGATGGAGAGAGAACAGCTGGATCGGTATAGGAGCCAGAAGGATGAGATCCGGGAGATCAAGTATAAGTTAGAGCATTTGGGGGAGGGAGATAGTTTGGTCGGGAACAGCACAATATTTGATTATTCCACCGGATTTCCCAGGCCGCAGGCGGTGGTGGGGCACGATCATGAAAGAGAGCAACGGCTTCGAGAACGATATGAGACCCGGCTGGAGAAGTTGCAAGTGGACTGTGAAGAAACGGAGCAGTGGATAGAGACTATTTCTGATAGCCAGACGCGCCGGATTTTCCGGATGTACTATCTGGAGGGTGAGACACAGCAGAAGATTGGTAAGAGGCTCCATTTAGATCAGAGCAGTGTGAGTAGAAAAATCGAAAATTTTTTAAAGTTGCATAGCATGCATAAAATACATAATTATAATAATACTTAGGGAACCCGGCGAGGGAGACCAACGTGAAATCATTATAAACCTTTCCGATCCGGCCTGGCTGCTATTATGCGGCCAGGCTATTTGATTATTATGAAAATGCAGAAATTTGACTACGCATCTACGAGGTGGAGAAGAATACGCGAGAAAGCTCTGCGGCGTGATAGGTACATGTGCCAAGAATGCCGAAAATACGGGAAGGCTGTGCAGGCCACCGTGGTGCATCACAAAAAGCATGCGGACGAATACCCTGAGCTGTCCTATGATATGGACAACCTGGAGAGCTTATGCAGCGCATGCCACGATAAAGCACATCCAGAGAAAGGGAGAAAAGCATTGAAAGCGAGGTATGGAAGATGAAATTGGATGTAAGAACGATATCAACAGTACAAGAGCAAATGGTAGAAGTAGAATTTCCGGAGCCCTGCTCGGAAGTGCTTGTGAAAAACTTCGGCGATAGCGATATATATGTTGCCACCGATGAAAGCGGACAAAAAACGAATGGGATGGTGCGGATTCCTGCAGATACAGCGCAAGTGATCGTGAAAAATCTACCTTCCGTAGAGGTAAGAAATCCGTGGATAACTGAACTATATATCTACGCAGATTCCGCTATGACTGACGCGGTGGAGATCCAGCCTGTGAGGTGATATTGATATGCGAATGATAGGAATCCCGAAAAACTTTATTGGCACACGGCCCGGAAGGGTATATTCGTGGGGTGACAGCGCATCCATCCAGACAGCCAGCGGTACAGCCGTGACATTTCCGCAGTCGGCAGAGAGGGCGTTCAGCGGGTTGAGCATCTACGGCCACAGCACGCAGGACGGCACACCCAGCCCAGAGAACCCGGTGCCGATTGTGAGTGCGGGGAATAACGGCGAAATCAATGTATCAGTATCAGACGGCGGCACACAGTCTCAAACCCTAACCCTCTCCACTCCCGGCGGCCTTCCCGGAATCCCGGTTGATTTTGGTGGGAATTACACGGATGAAAACGGACAGCAGTGGGTGTGCGACGAGATTGATTTGAAGCGTGGAAAGTATGTGCAATATATCAAAAAAATAATTCTTGATGGGACAGAGGGTGACTGGTCAGAACGAGAAGTTTATGCGTATGGATTCTATACAGGTGAATTGATGACAAAAGCTATATGTAACTACTTTTCAAGTGCTCAAAGTATTAATGATGTAGGACAAACGGAGTCTATATATGCGATAAATAGCACTTTGTTAGTGTTCACATATCTTTCTGCTCAAGATTTAGATGAATGGAAGATATGGTTGTCACAGCATCCTGTGACAGCATACTACACTCTTGCCACTCCCATCGAAACCGACCTCCCCGCCGAAGAAATTGCCGCTTATAAGGCTCTGCATACTTACACACCGAATACGTCTGTTGGGAATGATACGGATGCGTGGATGAAGGTGGGGTATTTAACGGAGGAATAAGATGACCTTCAAAAATTTTGTGAGAAATGGGGTGGCAAGAATGCAGGAAGGATTACAGATATTCCGCAAAAATGTTTTTGAGTTGCAGGGCGTTCCAGCATTCCTGCAGTTTTACCAGCTTTTTGTATGGCCTTGGAAATACGTATACAAGGGATTTTACGACGCCTGGCATATTTTAAGGGTGTATGCCCTGGATACTTCCGGATGCCAGAAGGATAAAAACGGACATGCTGTCCGGAATATGGCGACGATGAATGCGGGGAAAATGGCCTGCTCCCAGCTTTCTCGTTATGTATGGGGCGAAAAATGCGACATCACCGTAACGCTGGAAGGAAGTAAAGATGCGGCGAATGATCCGCTAAACCGGTATATGCATAAGGTGTTGAAGGATAATTCTTTCGACCGGGCTTTCGGAGAAATCATTGAAAAAGCCTTTGCTTTGGGCGGCGCAGCTATCAAGGAATGGGCGGACGTACCCAAGGATGAAAATGGTAACGATGCAGGTCCGGCGAGCATCCGGCTTTCCTTTCATATGGCGGATCAGTTCATTCCTACTGCCTGGAATAACCACCAGGTAAAAGAAGGGCTTTTCGTTAGCCGTGAGGCAAAGGACGGCTTCTATTATTCCACAGTGGAGTGGCATAAACGCCAAGGCGATACCTATGTGGTGACAAACGAGCTGTACCGGATGCGCATTAACGAGGCCACAGAGCCGCAGAACATTCTAGGCTGGTGGTATCCTTTGAATGCCATTTATCCCCTGCTTTCTCCGGAAACGCGATTTGAGGGGCTGGAGCAGACGATGTTCCAGTATCTGCGGCCGTTCGGGGCGAATTTCGCGGACGATAATAGCCCGCTGGGAGTATCAATTTACGCAACGGCAATGGATACTCTGCATAGCCTGGATATCGCTTTTGACGGCCTGCGCCGGGAATTTGTGCTGGGAAAGAAAAGAATCATCGTACCCGCCCGGAGCATCCGGACAGTGCCTGATGAAAACGGAAGGCTGCGGCGATATTTCGACCCTACAGATGAAGTATGGGAGGCACTTTCCACGGATGATCCCGAAAGCTTGAAAATCCAGGACAATACGGTGGAGCTCCGCGTGGAGGAGCATGTGGCGGCTATCAACGCACTGCTGTCCATCTTCTGCGTGCAGATTGGATTCGATCCGGGCACGCTGTCTTTTGACATGGCGTCGGGCATGAAAACGGCGACTGAGGTAATCAGCCAAAATAGCAAGACCTATGATACGGTGCAGTGCCACCAGAATAATTTCCGTGAAGCGTTGGAAAAAATGGTGGATTCCATCATTGAGCTTTCGATATATTACGGCATTGAATTCGAGGGGCAGAGTATCGAGAATCTGGCGCGGAACGGATACAGCAAGTCGGTAAAATTTGACGACGGCATTATCCAGGATAAGGACACCAATATTGACCGCGGCATTAAACTGGTCGGAGCCGGCCTGATGTCAAAATTCAGGATGATGACGGAGACGCTGGGGTATACACCGGAAGAGGCAGAAGAGGAAATTCAGCGGATCGCCGATGAGAGCCAGGTGACAGGTTCCATTATTGACCGATTCGAGATTGCTAATGCTGAGTAGGTGATGGAATGGCAAAGCTGGACAAGAATACCGCTCTGCGGCTGTCGGAGCCTGTGGAGGACGCATACTTGGAGTGCATCGACAGGCTGATTGCCAATATCGCGAAACACCTAGGCACGGGAAAGGCATTCCGGACAGCCGATTGGGAGACCAGGAAGCTGGCGGAGCTGGGTCAGCTCACGCAGGAAAATGCGAAAATCATCAATGATGCGACGAAGCGGGTGCCACAAGAAATCCGGAAAGCCCTGGAGCAGTCTTCCCGGATCGCCCTCCAAGATATCGAAAAGCTGATTGCTGACGCGATCAAAAGCGGGGCGGTGGAGCAGGCCCCGACAGACAGCACGATTGACATTCTGGAAGAATTGATGGAGCGGGCATTGGAAGAGGCGAATTTGACAAACACGACCATGCTTCAGTCCAGTCAGGCTGCTTATGTGAAAGCGGTGAATGATACCGTGTCATGGCAGAATTTTTCATATGGTCCGTTAGGGGAGCAGAAGATACTGGAGGCGCTGAACCAGGGTGCTGTTGCGTCGATTACTGGTACGGAGACCAGGACGCAGGCCCTGACTAAGGCTATCAGTCAGATGGTTGACCGTGGCATATATGGATTTGTGGATAAGGCTGGCCGCCATTGGTCGCCAGAAGCCTACATGTCAATGTGCATTCGTACAGCGTCCCATAACGCTTCGATTGATTCTATCCGGGCGCGCCAGCAGGATTATAACAGCGACATCTTCCAGGTATCTACCCACGCCGGAGCCAGGCCGCTGTGCTATCCATACCAGGGACGGTTCTTCACATGGGGGACGGAGGGCGGCACGTTCACGGATGGGTCGGGGGTCAGACATAGGTATAGTCCGATATCGGAAACCAGCTACGGGCAGCCCGCGGGGCTGTTCGGAATTAACTGCGGCCATTACCCACTTCCACAGATCCCACGGGTGACGATTCCGCAGGATAAGCCGGAACCGGACAAGGAAGAAAACGACGAGGAATACCAGCTGTCGCAAGAGCAAAGACGGCTTGAAAGGAATATCCGTGACGCCAAGCGGAAAGAAGAGGCATTCCGGAAGGCCGGACTTGAGGATGCAGCAGAGAACCAGCAGAAAAAGGTAACAATGCGTCAGGCGGAAATGCGGGCATTTATACAATCTACTGGAAGGACGCGGCGCTATGACAGAGAGCAGATAAGGTGAAAGGAGAGAATGATGGATTGTAACCATGTTTTTGTGGGAAGAAAAGACGGAGTGCATTGTAAGAAGTGTGGGCTCCATATGTCTCATCAGGAATATCAGAAAAGCCTTGCACCGGATTTGAAGAAGCCGGCACGCAAGAGAAAGGGGGATGCAGATGTTTGACTGTAATCGGATGTGGCGGTCGCTTGACGGTGCCAGGGGCATCCTGGACAGCTATCAGTCCACGGAAAGCGAAGAGGCCAGGGCAAAGTTGGAAGGGGCGCTTAAAATCGTCCTGGACGACGCCTCGGCGATGATCAAATCGGAAACCATGACACCAGATGAAGATGAATAGAAAGGCGGTGATCCGCTTATCTCCCGACCTGCCGGGTGATGCAGGTACAGCACTCTGAAAGGGGTGCTTTTTTCGTGCAAAAATTCGTCCAGCGGAAGGACGGTAAAGGCCCGTGTTCGCCGCACGTCTGGCGGCGGTAAAGAAAGGACGGTAAATATGGCACTTTTTAAACGCAGAGACCTGGAAGCCAAAGGGCTTACCGGAGAACAGATCGACTATATCCTGACAGAATCTGGCCGGGCATTATCTGCCGACTACATGCCTAAATCCTCGCTGCAGGAGGAGATTGACAAGGCCATGAAGGAGAACCCGCCGCAGATAGATGTAACGCAGACCGAAGAATACCAGAAGGTAGTCGGAGAGCGCGACATGCTCCGCGCAATCGGAGGCGAGGAATTTGCGGGAATCAAACCGAAGTTCCGGGAAACAGTCTACAAAATGCTGGACCGCGGGGAAAACGCCGCAAGCGTGTCGGATCAGCTGGGACAGGTCAAAGAGCAGTTTGAGGAATACTTCATTCCTCCGGAAACACAGAAAAACACCCCGATATTTTCCAAGCCGAATAGCACGCCCCAGACGAACGAGACGGAAGAGGATAAGCTGTTCGCGACGATGATGGAAAACTGGGGCAAATAGTGAAAGGAGATAGTTATGCCCTTCGGAAATAACATCAATTATGCTGCGGTCTTTAACCGCATCCTCGACGAAAAATTTTACATTATGCCGCGAACCATGTGGATGGAGAATACCACTCCTGGAATCCAGTGGAACGGCGGAAAGGAAATCAAAATTCCCATGCTGTCTATGGACGGCCTGGGCGATATGCAGAACTGCCAGGCCCCGGACGGAAACATGGCTCTCGACTGGGAGACGAAGACGCTGGAATACTGGAGAGGCCGGAATTTCCAGATCTGCCGCTATGAGATCGACATGACCAATTTCGCGCTGACTGTGGAGAATGCTCTGCGTGTGCTGCTGAACGAGCATGTGGTCCCAGAGCTGGATAAGATCCGAATCGGCCGACTGGTACAGGCCGCGTTTTCCTATGGCGCGAACTGCATCAAGGCGCAGGCATCTTCCGGAATCACCGCTGACAACATCCTGGGCCTTCTGCTGAATGATATCGCTACCGTTCAGGACAAAATCGGCGAGAATCAGCAGTTGTATATCCAGATCAGCACCCAGCTGAAGAATCTGCTGCAGCAGTCCAGCCAGATTACCCGGTTCTTGGATGTGAAAGATTACAAGATCCGGAGCATTACCACCAGAATCGAAGCCATCAATGACCAGTACCTGATCGGAACGCCGTCCCGTTACATGGGATCCGTATTCCAGCTGAACGACGGACGCTCCGAGGGCCAGACCGTTGGCGGCGTAACCTTCGACGATCTTGGCCCGGGAGTAAACTGGATCGTGGCTGCCCGCCCGGTAGTTGACGCGGTGGCGCGCCCCAGGATTACGAAGGTCATTGATCCGGATGTGAACCAGGACGGCGAGTTCTGGAAGATCATGTTCTCCATCTATCACGGAGTATGGACTTACCAGAATAAGCAGGACGGCCTTCTGGTGAACGTGAACAATGATCTGGGAGATCTGACTGTGGAAAGTGTATCTGCAGGTTCCGGTCAGACCGTCATCACGGTGAATGCCGCAGGAAACGCTGATACCCAGCTGGTGTACAAGACTGATGCGTCCGCGGCCCCGACCGTAACCTTTGGAACGGCTCTTACTGCATCCGATGGATGGGCGCCGCTTCCAGAAGGTGGTCAGATCGCAGGGACGAATGGACAGTATGTGACCGTCGCTCTGGTGGGCACACAGTCCGGCCTTCCGTTGGCAGACGGAAACGCGACTATCGTATCCGGAACCTGATAAGGAGGAAATATGGCGTACATAACCTATGATGAATATGTGGCGATTTACGGCCAGAATATCACGGAAGCCGATTTCCCGATGTACGCCGAAAACGCCACCGATATGATCGATATGGTGACGCGCTATGAGATTGTGCAGTGCGGGGGGATCTCCGCACTGCCGCCTTTAGTGCAGAATCTTGTAAAAAAGGCTGCCGCCGCTCAGGTGCTGTACTATTCGCAGAATGGACTTGACACTGTTATGTCCGGACAGGCCGGGCAAGGTTTTACCGTCGGGAAGGTGCATTTGGATGGCGCAGTATCTGGCAGTGGAAGCGGTAATTCAGCGGCCCAGCTGATGATAAGCCCGGCGGCTACGGCATTTCTGGAGCAGACAGGGCTCATGGAAAGGAGTGTGCCATGCTTAGACCCATCCCGCAATGCTTACTTAAGTACATGGTGGTAATCAAGGTCTGTTCCGGCATGGATGCCTGGCAGAACCCCACCTGGGACGATTATACCGTGAAAAACGTCCATATTCAGGACACGAACGAAGTCAAAAAGACGGCGAACAATACGGAAGTGGTTCTGCGTTCCATCCTGTTTGTGGATGGGCGCAGGTCTGTTCCACAGCTGGCTTATGACAGCCTGATGAGATCCAGCCTGGAAAACGGCAGGACTATGCGGGCAGTAGTATATGATTCTTCTGGCACGAAAATGGGAGAATATGAAGTCCAGACACTCGATGGCGTGGCAGACGTGCCGGCCACGCGCATACATCACTGGGAAATGGGGCTGGTGTGATGGCAGTAACGATTAAAACAAACCGGTCTGCATGGAAAGCAGTAACCGATAAAGCTGCTGACTTCGCTGCGGCTGCCCTGGCGGAACAGATGATGAATGACAGCCGCGATTATATCCCGACCGATGGAGAAAACATGCTGCGGGACGCCGGAAGGATTGAAAAGCCGGCAGAAGGCGAGCGGGACCTGGTATGGGATAACGTATACGCTGGCTATCAGTGGTTTGGAGCCAGAGCTGACGGATCTCATGCGGTCCACAATTACACTGCACCCGGGACCGGAAAGGCCTGGGTGGACGAGGCGAAAGCAGCGAACAAGGATAAGTGGGACCAGACGGCTCAGAACGGATTTACGGAGGGTATGAGATGAGAGAAGAAATCATAATTGCCATGCAGCAGATGATTCAGAATATCATCGGCAAGCCTGTCGTGATTGGTTCTGTGCCGCCTTTGGAAGGGTATGCGGTCGGTATGGTGTCCGGTGCTCCGATTGATACTTTCCGGACGCTTACCACGAATGAGAGTTTTCCTGTGCTCTTCAACGGGAAGTCTGCTGACCAGGGAGCTGTCGCCGCAGATATGGAACAGGTGCATCAGCTCCTGACTACATCAAAAATCCTGCCATTTACGAATGAATGGCAGATTTATGCTATTGAAACAACTGCTTCTCCCAGCTTGATAGGCCGGGAGGAAAACAAAAACTGGATATACGGGTCCAGTTTTCGCGTGAAGTATTATCAGAAAGGAGTATAAAATGCCTGACAATTTTTTACTGGTATCGCACGCCATACAGGCGGAAATTGATATCACACCGAACGGAACTTCCCGGACGTGGGTGGTATTTGGAGACGGCATTGAGAATTTTGCCGAAGCTCTTAATGAGGTGGTGAATCAGTATTTCTTCTTCTCCAGAAAGGGATATGCTGACAACTATGTCACCGGAATGGCCCCGTCGTATACCTGTACGGGCCGCAGAATCATTGGGGATCCTGCGCAGGATTATATTTTCAACGCGGCGCGGAAGTTCGGCCTGATGGTGGAACGTAACACGAATTTCCGGATCTCTGTAGGGCAGGCAGATGGAACAGTGAGCCAGGTTACCTGTCCCGTTACAATCGCGAATGTTACGGATCTGGGCGGAGCCACCACGGACGGATCGGCGGTGTCCTTTGAGGTCAGATTTAATGGCAAGCCGACGCTGGCAACCATTACGCCATCTGACGAAATCGAGGTGCAGAGCGTAGCTGGCCAGGCTGACGGAACCACGGCATTGACGGTAACGCCGGAGCAACCGACAGCAGGATGTAAATACGTCTACGCTTACGGCTCTGTAGCGCCTACTGCAACGGTAGGACAGGTGCTGACAGGCTGGAATGATTACGCAGACGGAGAGTATACCATGCCTAACGGCAGCTATGTCGTGGTGGCTATGGTGAATACAGCGACCAGCGTAGTTGTGGCGCAGGGACAGGCTACCGTGGTGGCTAAAACAACGGAATAAGGAGGGAATCTGATGTATAAGGTTCAGAGGAAACAGACGATTGAGGACGAGCTGGTTATTGAAAATTCCAAGGGAGAGGAAGCGCTACGGCTGCCCGTGAAATTATACGTGGACGATGTGCTGGGACAGTATAACCGCCTGCGCCGTATGCTGGGGGAGGCCCAGTATAACGCCGAGCAGAACCCGACTGATGACAAGACGTTGACGGCTCTCGGAATGACGGTAATGGCTCTTTTTAGCCTGATCTTCGGAGAAGAAGGAGCGCAGAGGCTTGAAAAATACTACGAAAACCGCTGGACTGAAATGCTCCAGGATGTAGCTCCGTTCGTATCCGAATGCATCAATCCGCAGATGGATGCAGCTATGCGCCAGCGTGCGGATCGCTTCCGAAGCATGTCTAAGCCTATGAAGAAAGGAAAGAAATGGCTGAAATAAGGCTATATGACAGGTATCCTGACAGCGTTGAATATGACGGCGAAGAATACCGCCTGGATCTTTCTTGGGATAATGTGCTCCGTTCTATCGATGTTTTCTCTGACCCTGAAATCAGCGAAGAAATCCAGGTGGAAACAGCCCTGGATAACCTTATAGTCGACAGGCACCCAGTAAGCGGAAAGCTATTGGGTGCCATTTTTACGCTCATTTTTCCGAAAAGTCAAAAAGACAGCGAACCAGTGATTGATTTTCAGCAGGATGCCGATTTGATTTTGGCGGCATTTCGCCAGGCGTATGGGATTGACCTGAAGAAATCAGGAATGCACTGGTGCGAGTTTTCTGCTCTGCTGAAAGGAATTCCGCGGAATACCCGGCTGGCGGAGATAATTGATATCCGGCAGCGGCCCATCCCGAAGCCGACAAAATATAACACAGAGGAGAGAGCGGCGCTGATCCGGGCGAAAACGCAAGTAGCAATCAAGAAGGAAAATGCCGCGGAGAATGCGCTGTGGAAGATGTATGAATCCCTAACAGCGCAGGCGAAAGGCGGGTGATTGAATGGCAGATGTAGGTGAGGTCCGTTATAAAGCAGTCGTTGACAACAGCGGGATTGACACGGAGATAAAGAAGACGGAAAAAGGCCTTGGGGGGCTGGATGATCCTATAAAAAAGACGAGTTCGAAGTTTTCAGGGCTTGGAAAAGTTGGAGTAACTGCCCTTAAAGGAATCGGAACAGCATTCGTTGGACTTGCATCTGCTGCAGGTGCTGGCGTAGCCGCTGTAGCGAAAATGGGTATTGAATACAACGCCCAGATGCAGAGCTACCAGACAGCCTTCACGACTATGCTTGGCAGCGCCGAAAAGGCGCAGAAGCTGACAGACGACCTGAAGGAAATGGCCGCTGCTACGCCGCTTGCTATGACTGACCTGGCAGATGCTTCGCAGATCTTACTGGCCTTTGGCTCTTCTGCCGAGGAGCTCCCGGATCAGCTTAAGCGGCTGGGCGATGTGGCCCAGGGCGATGCGCAGGCGCTCGGAACGATGGCGACGGCTTTCGGCCGAATTCAATCTAATGGTTACGCTTCTCTGGAAGAGATCAACATGATGATCGACCAGGGATTCAATCCGCTTAATATTATCGCAGAACAGACGGGCGAGACGATGGCGGAGGTCCGTGATCGTGTATCAGCTGGCGAAGTATCCTTCGAAGAACTTTCTAATGCTCTTCAGATTGCGACAGATGAGGGCGGGCAGTTCTTCAATGCCATGCAGAATCAGTCAGAGACATTTGAAGGGCAGATGTCTACCCTTGAGGACAACCTTTCTGCGCTGGCCGGAACATTGACAGAAGACCTGTTCGGTAGTCTGGCAGAAAATACTCTTCCACAGGTGAATGCCTGGGTAGATGAATTGATGACGGCAGCAGAAGAGGGCGGCGTTGAAGGTGCGGTCGAAGCATCCGGATCGATTCTGACAGAGATGATCACATCACTCCTAAATGGAGCGCCGCAGATGATCGAAACCGCTACAAGCCTTGTGCAGTCTTTTCTGGGTTCAATTCGCGACAATGGGCCAGAGGTAGTGGATGGAGCTATAGGTGTAGTAATGTCGCTGATTTCAGGATTTATCGAGTGCCTTCCCGACCTGATAGATACGGCGGCCACGTTAGTGGCATCGTTGCTGGCCGGAATAGGTGATCATTTACCGGAAATTTTGGAGATGGGCGTCCGACTTGTAGCGGCGATCATTGAAGGACTGATTACGGCTATTCCGCGACTTGTCGTAGGAGCATTGGACCTGATAAGTAGTATTATTACCGCATTTGGAGATGTGGACTGGCTCCAGCTCGGTGTGAATATAGTTGTCGGAATAATCGATGGAATAAAATCACGAGCCAGCTCTTTGATGGATTCAATTAGACATATGGCTGCAAATGCTCTTGAGGCTGCGAAGGACTTTTTTGGTATTCATTCTCCGTCCCGTGTTATGAGAGAACAGGTCGGGCATCCAATTGCAGAAGGTATGGCAGAAGGTATGGAGGATGCACCGGGAATTGACACGGCATCGAAAGAACTGAGTAAGCGTGCTCTTTCCAGCCTGACAGCGGACGTAAATTATAACATTCCGGATGTTGCAGGCTATGCAAAATCACTATCAGCAGAATTTACACCGTCATACCGGGCCAGTACAGCGATCACTGTGCCTCTGTATCTGGATGGGCGCGAAGTGGCCCGGGCCACAGCATGGTGGACAGGAGAACAATTGAGCTGGGAGGAAATGTGACATGTGGGTGAACGGAGAACCGATTGAAAGATATGGCGCAAAACTGAAAATGGAGTATACATCCAGCGGCTACGAGCTGGAGAATAGCGCGTTCAAAGGCAGGGGCCGCTCCTCTTTCGTGCTCCTGAATTCTTCCATAGGATTTAAGACGCTGACGCTTCCTCTAATATTTGAAGGCTGCGGACCGCATGACGTAGAGCATAAGAAATCTCTTTTCGATATGCTGGTTTACGGAAAAAATGAGCTGATTATGGATGACGGCTATATGTATTCTGCGTACCTGTCTCAGATAGGAGATGCAGTCCACCCTCACCCCAATATGCTGGAGGTTACTTATACTTTCGTGGGCGTGAAGCATGGGCCGTTGGTGACGGTGCAGGCCAACACGATATATTGTGACAGCACATTGCCTCATACCGACTGTATCCTGACGGCTACGGTCGGGCAGACCGGAAGCAACTATCAGATTGGGACAGTGACCTTCCCGCAGGTGACACAAGGAGAGGTTCTGACGGTGGATGGGATAAACAAGCGGATTCTGGTGGACGGAGCCCCTGCTGCAGAACGTGCGGAGTGGATAACCTTCCCGTCACTGTCTCCGGGGAAGAACATTATCACCTGTGACGATCCTCTGACAGTCGAGTTTTATCCAGTATATTTTTAAAGGAGGCATGAAAACTATGCTGAAATTGTTATCAGATTCTAACGCCGTCCTAAACGTAGATGATTTTTATATTAGAGAACAGACTAGCGGGCTTGATGAGCTGATTTTTACCATGTCAATCTATGATGAGAATTATCCCCATGTCCTGGAAGAGGCGGTAATTGAGTATGAGCAGCCGTATCTGGTCAAGGCCATTGATGCCGGAGCTGACACAGCAAAGGTAAAATGTCAGCTGGATCTGGATGCTCTGAAAGCCACTCTGACAGTAGGATATTCTAACGGCAGCAATACCCTGTATGGCACCGTCAGCGGCGTTCTTCCGGCCGGATGGACGTTTCTAGACAATTCCGGAAGTACGATTTCCCGAACAATCGAGGGCAACTATACCCCGCTGGAAGTGATCCAGGCATGTGTTGATACCTATGGGGTGGTTTTCCGGTTTGATGTAAAAAATAAGATTGTCCGGGCTTACACACTGACAGATTTTCAGCCTATCGGTTCTTTTGCCAGCCGGGAGCTGAACCTGACAGAGGTTAATTTCAAGGGAAAGTCCACGGATTTTTATACTCGCCTGTATGCTTACGGCAAGGATGGCCTGAGCTTCGCGGATATCAATAACGGTCTGCCCTATGTGGATTATAACGAGTACAGTGACAAAGTGATCTGCGCTTACTGGGAGGACGACAGATATACAGTTGCTGAGAACCTTCTGGCCGCAGCGCAGGAAACTGTAAAGACCGGAGGCACGCCGCAGCGGTCCTATGAGTGTTCTGTTTATGACTTGGCTGCCACAAATCCGGAAATGTATAGCTGGCAGGATTTCAGCCTGTTTTCCGTCGTGAAGCTGATTGACGATATCAAAGGAATATCGCTGAATTACCAAGTTGTAGAGCGTCAGGTATATCCATACTACCCAGAAAAAAATGTGGTGACATTATCCAGCACAGCGCCTAAAATCCAGAACACTGTGAAGGATATTCGGGTGGAACTGGAGAATCCAAACAGTAATTTTCGGCAATCCATGCAGAAACTTATTAACTCGCTGGCGGCTTCTATTACGGGGGAAGACGGAGGAAATCTGAGATTCACATTTAATGCTGCGGGGCAGCCCAACGGGATCATGATCATGGATACGGAGGACGAATCCACAGCAAAGAAAATTCTCTGGCTGAATCTATCTGGAATTCTATATTCCAGTAATGGTGTGAATGGGCCGTTTGATGCAGTGTGGAGCTTCGCAGAAGGCGGATTCATAGCTGACTGGATTGTGGCCGGAACGATAATGGCCAATATTATTCATGGTGGTACGCTGACGATGGGCGGATCAAATAATGGGAATGGCGTTATTAGCGTGCTGAATTCATCGGGGAAGGAAATTTTAAGAATGGATTCGTCCGGGTTAACTGTAAGTCAAGGGACAATAAGCGGTGTATCGATCAATCTTGGGAATAATTTTATTGCTACATCAGGCGGATATATGACTGCGAAAACTGGGATAATCGGTATCTGGCGATTTTATGATGAAGTATTTATGACAAGCGACTATAAGCTTCAATTTGTAAAGCAGTCGGATGGATCGTGGGATATTTCAAATCTTGATGGAGATATCCGGTGTAATGGAGCATCATTTAGCGGATTAGTAATATGCTCCAACGGGCTACAGGTAAGTGGTGGCCTAAGCGTATCCGGGACCAAGAACAGGCTGGTTAATACAGACCATTACGGAAAACGACTACTTAACGCATATGAAACCGCAGTACCGTATTTTGGTGATATCGGGACTGGAGAAATTCTGGGCGACGGCGAATGTTTTGTGGAAATCGATCCGATATTTGCAGAAACCATATCGCTGGAAGATTACGTGGTATTTTTACAGGCTGAAGGGGACGGGAAATGTTATATCGCTGAAAAATATGCTGATGGATTCATTGTGGCCGGAACCCCGGGGCTGAAATTTGCGTATGAAATCAAAGCAAAACAAAAGGGATTCGAAAATATACGCTTGGATGAATACAAGGAGGGAAAGGCATGAAATTATATTATCCGATTACCGTGGATCTGTACAAGCCCTATCCTCTTCCACTGGTGGAAGCGCAGCAGAATAATATCGGCCGTGGCGTACTGGTGACGTTGACTGCGCAGGGAGCAGTAATCACGCCGACCGGAGAAAGCATCCAGCTGTATGCAAAGAAGCCGGACGGCACGATATCCTATCTGGCCTGCACACTGAGTGGATCTCAGATTGAATGTGATTTTACAAATCAGATGCTGTCCCTTCCGGGCATGGTGCAGGTGGAGTTGCAGATGATTGGCGGAACATCTGGAAACGAGACAGAGATCACCACACCTATTTTCTGCGTGAAGGTGAATCCTTCGAATGTGGATGATTCCGCGGTGGAAAGCCAGGATGAATTTACGGCATTGGTCACGGCCCTGGCGGAAGTGGCGGAGTTGAAGAAAAATGGACTGAAGGGAGACCCGGGCGAGGCTGCCACGATTCAGGTCGGCACTGTTACAGCATCGGACCCGGGAAGCAATCCGCAGGTGCTGAATTCAGGGTCAGCCCAGGCGGCAGTTCTAAATTTTGTGTTGCCCAGGGGAGAGCCTGGATCTATTTGGTATTATGGTACAGCAATTACTGGTACGGCAACATCGGGAACCGTTTTTCCCGGATCGGGGATTACGAATGCAAAATCCTATGATAAATATGTTAATACGGCTGACGGAAATATCTATAATTGCGCAGTTGGCGGCGCACCAGACGTAGCGCAATGGGCTTATATCGGGAATATTATGGGGCCGGCTGGAGCAACGCAGATAGTGTTTGCGGCATATTCGGATTTCCCGGAATCCGGAGATACAGAAAAATTGTACGTGGACACAGCCACGACGGATGCGCTATCCATCTGGCGATGGAATGGGACGGAGTATGTCACCGTTGACACAAGTGATATTGCGGTGATTGCGGACCCGTACAATCCCGACAATACATATGCAGCAAGAGCGTACTGCACGCATGAGGGCGGATTTTACAAATCAAATCAGGCGATTGATGTCGCTGAAGCGTGGACACCTTCGCACTGGACGCAGACCACGGTGGCGGCAGAACTTAGTGCGCTAAATTCCAGGGGTGCGTTGACTGCGCTTTACACGTCATCGAAGGCTATCACGAATACCGCTGCGCAGATTACGATTTCTCACAATGTTAGCGATTTTCGGAAATTAATCTTCTTTTTCGGATATACCCATACGGTAAACGCAGCCACGCCCATCGAAATACCAGTAGAATTATTTAATGCAGGGTATACAGCTACATACTCTTTTGCCGGCGCATCCTCAAAAACCTGCTGGGGACAGGCGGCCTATATCAACGACAATACAATATCGTTGGTAGGCTCAGACGGAGACGGATATGATCCGTATTTGCTGGCTGTGTATGGTGAATCATGATTACTGTAACTGAATAGCGGCTATATCACCATTAACATTATAGGATTCCGCAGAATATCCGTAAGAATACAGTGAACAGGTGACATCTAACGTGCAATCAACTATTGCATAAGACATAGTACCGCCTCCAGATTGCCTTGTTGAATAGCATGATCCACCACCAAATTGCGATGCTCCTTCACCTGATTTAATTGAACACACCAGAAGATCAGTGGAGTCTGTTAGCGAAACAATATGGGCTAGAACAAGATATTTGTGACCTGATTTCAAGGTAATACTGACTACAGGATAATCTTGACCCTGCACCGCAGGAACAACTGCATTATTTGAGATGACCGTCCCCCTGGAATTTATCGAACTAGCGTTCATAGTAACCCGTAAACATTATTTGTCCGCCGAGCGCGGATTGAAAGGAGAAATTATGATTAAAACAGAAGTAACCAATGTGCTCGACACATACAATGTGGTAACCGGAGCTGCTGTGGCCATTTTGTCGGCCATC